TAGAAATAAATCTTACAACCTCTTCATTTAAGCCTTTTGGAGCCTGGATACTCTCAATATCAGAAGAAAATCCATACTTATAATCAGATGATCCTAGTTTATTGACTTGTTTGATTGTTTGTTCTGTTGCTGACATTATGTTTTAATTTATATATATAAAGTTTTGTAATTTACTATACAGAGAAATACGAAATTAATTAAGTTTTCTTCTGCCTACTCCGCCGGGTTTATTAGTTGGTTCAACGTCCCATTCTAATTCGAGTTTCTCTTTTTTCTGTGCTCTTGATATTTTTAATCCTAAAGCAAATAGTTCTAATGTTTCGCAGTTTTTACATCTTCCGTTATCACCTAAGAAAGATTCGCACTTAGGACACTCTGGTTTATTTGTCGATTCCATACTGTGATTTCAACTCTGTAAATTCTTTAGTAGACATAGTTGCGTCTAACACTTCTAAATCTTTTTGTTTTGCATTTGGAAATAGATCTTGTAGTTGTTGCATTTTTGATTTTTTGTCTTTTGTTTTGGTTTTTGTAGTTGCTTTCTTTTTGCTAGAGATCCACGGATGATATAATCGATCAAAGGTTGAGCCACACATTGCATTCAATTGCCATAACAATGCTTTATGGTTTTTTGATAAAGTCCAGTGATGCTTGTTAACTTTTTCATTCACTTCTGTCACATAATACTCTTGTATGTTTCGATGTAGGTCTGGATCTTCTGCCTGCAATCCTTTGTCTTCTGCAGATGCTGACCACCTCATTGTCATATATGGCGAATACAATTTTTTATCCTCTTCTGATAGTCTATTGTACCACGCTTTGTCGCGTCTGTCAACTGCACCCATCATTGCTTTTATATCAAGAAACTTTCCAGCCATGTGTATATTATAACTTCTGTTTTACAGTGGCGTCTAGTATTTTTAATTTGTGTATTAGTTTTTGGAAATCTTCTGGATACAGCATGTTAGGCCCATCTGATGGAGCATTGTCAGGATCATTATGAACTTCTAAAAATACAGCAGATATACCTTGAGCCACAGCAGACAAACACAATGGTTCCACCATGCTCCTATCACCACTGGAAGATGTGCCAAGGCCTCCTGGTTGTTGCACTGAGTGTGTGCCATCAAATACAATAGGTGTAGTGATAGCACTCTTAGGATTTAATTTTTGTTTCATGTAGGCAATACCACGCATGTCGACAACCAAGTTGCCATAACCAAAACTGGTACCACGTTCTGTAATCATACATTCTTTGTTGCCAGTGCTTAGTACTTTTTGCACAATGTTGTCCACGTCTGTGTAAGATAAAAATTGACCTTTTTTTACATTTACAATCTTGCCTGTCTTAGCTGCTGACACAATTAGATCAGTTTGTCTACACAAAAATGCAGGAATCTGTATGATGTCTGCCACTGCACTTACAGGCTTAGCTTGATTGGGAAGATGTATGTCTGTCAATATACCGCATTGGAATTGGTCTTTTACTTCTTGTAATATTTTTAATCCTTCTTTTATGCCTACTCCGCGTGGTCCTTGTGCAGAAGATCTATTGGCTTTATCGAAAGATGATTTGAAAACCCAACGCATGCCTTCTTCGTGACAGATGTTTGCAATGATTTCTGCCATCTTCATTGCATGATCTCTTGATTCTATTTGACATGGTCCTGCAATTATTTTCAATGGGCCAGCATTTGTGAATTTAAAATTAAGCATGAAACAGATTATTGAGCATAACCATGTCAGTGTTTCGATTTATTTCTTTTATAAAAAAAGCACATTCAGGTTTAGTTTTTGATGATGTGGGAATTGTGATCAATTGGTTGGATTTTACTCTAGGAAAGAACCAATCAACTTCGTTGTATATGTTTGTGATTCTAACTTCTTGATATCTTGGCATCGAGTCAGACAGTGGGTTGAAACAGAAAGCATGATATGATCTATCATTCAATGATGTTAATGGCACAATTTCTAAATCACCACACTCTGGATCACCCAACAGTATGTGCCAATCTAATGGCATTTGAATTTTGTTTTCTCCTATATCTAGCACAGCAGAAGGAGAAGAAAACGATTCAAGGTATATCAAAGGCACAAAGAAAAAATCTGGATTTGTTATGTCCGAATTATCCAAGACCGAGAAACGTAAGTCGTCATCAACCTTGTCGGGTACACGATCCATCAAGTAGGATTTGTTTTCTAAAGTAAGCAGTTGCATTACTTTATTATATGTGGATTATCTATTGATAGTCAACCTTTGTTATTGTAAACGGATACTCTGCTTCACGATAAAACTTTTTACGTTCTGTAAGATGTCTTTTGGAAAACTTTGCTGTAGAGCATATGTCCCATATTCGTACAAAGTCTTTGTCTTTGGCTTTACGTATGCCTCTACCTATGCTCTGTATAACTCTAACAAACGACTTGCCAGGCTCTAATAGCACAAGATTGAATATACGTGGCAGGTTAATACCTACTGCCGCAACACCGTATGTGGCCACAATTATTTTACCTTCACCTTCTTTAATTTCATCATATGTGTTTTTTCTATCACTGGCTTTCATAGAACCGCTCACAAATGTTGCTCCCGGTACTGCTGATGTTAACAACTCGCCTGACTTGATTCTATCAACTAACACTAGTGTGTTACCGCTTTGTGACATTTGCTCAACCATTCTGCCGATATAATCGATTCTTTCTTGTTTGGTTACAAGATATGTTTGTTCTTCTCTGTAGTTTTTATATTCTACAAAATCATTAAGTTGCATGATCTCAATGTTTAGATTAGCCAGCAATCCTTTTTCTTGCAAATCCACAGCAGACACTTTATTGATAACGTTGCCTAAACTGACATGTAATGATTTAAATTCATATTCTGCTTTTGGTATTGTACCAGTGAGTCCCCAACGAATTGGCACATAACCATATACATTGGTCAACAGTCTTCTTAATACATCTGCCTTGGCCATGTGTACTTCATCCACTATTACACAAACTACATCTCTTTTAAATTCTTCTATGAGATCATCTTCTGCATTAAGTCTTTTCTTTTCTAGTATGTTTAATGATTGCCACGTGGCAATGGTGTGTGTATGTCCTACTTCTTTTTTGTCGCCAAAGTATACACCAACATCTAGTCCCATGTTAACATAGTCTTCTTGCGTTTGTGTGACTAAAGATTTGTTTGGAACAATTATAATGCTTCGACCATATGGTTCAATCAGTTTACTGAGTACGGCAGTGATAATAGTTTTTCCAGCGGCTGTGGCTACTTCTTGTAAACACTGTGGATTGTCTAGAAAATTATTAATTACTTCAACTTGATGATCACGTAACGAAATTGGTTCTCCAGCATTGTTGTGTCCTGCCGGCCAAGCAACATGTGAAAATGTTTCTGTGTTCACTTTGTCAAATGTTAGATTGTATGCTTCTCTTTCGTCTTGCAAATCAAATGTGTAATTGTTTTCTTCTAGAATAGGCATAATGTCTTCTAGCAGATTCACATAGGTCAAACCACCTTGTGTAAAAAATGATACAGTGCCGTCCCATCTTCCCAACTTCACAGCCGGCATAAATCTTGCACCTGGAATCTCGTATTTAAATTTGTTTGTTAGTTTGCGTCTAGTGACAAGATCTAATCCTTCTAGTTTAACGTTGACTTCATCTTTAATCTGTATTGTACAATGCGGCAAGTATTTTCCTCCAAAACTGTTGAGCCCATTTAGACTCAACAGTCAAAAGTGTTTTCTTTACGTTAGATATTCTAAGTGATTTTAACTTAGATTGCAATTGATTCTTGTGTATCAGTGCTTAGTTCTGCAGTAGTATCTTCTTGTGTTTGTGCATTCATTAGCATTTCTTTTGTGATTGCTTTTGATGTTTTTGTAGCAATACCTGTAAATCTCAACACAGTGCCATCTTCTAGAATTTTAAATGAACCTGCAGTTTTAAGATATCCTTCAGAATGAAGTTTCTGTACCACACCGTTGATTGTGCCTTCAGAAGTTGTTCTACCTTCTACATATTTGTATGTGCCTGATCTACCTTGATAAGTTGTTGTTCCTTGATCACATAGTTTGTCTTTAATTAGTTCTAATACTTTTTGTGCGTTAGTTGTCATTTTTGTTGTTACCTCTTATTGTGTTTCTTATTATCTATATTATATGGTATAACCAAAGATAAGTCAACCGTCAAAAAGTCTTTATTTTTTGGAGTTTTTTGGATGTATGGTTTCTTTGAGAGTGTCTAATAACCATGGATTGTCTTTGAACACACCCATTAACCAATTGGTCATAGAGTTTACTACGTGTTCTTCTGCATACTCGTCTTTGAGTGGGCCGCCTTCTAAGTTCATTGATGAGTGATACACAATTGCATGTATGATTTCATGCAACAAAGTATTAGCAACATCTATGCCTTTTGCTTCTTCTTGGATTTCAATTTTGCTTTCACGAGCAACATATTGTCCCCAGTAGTCAGAATTATTTTTTATAAAGGATGTTTTAACCTTTTCAATCCGGACGTCTTTCCAACCTATTTTTATTGATTCAGGTAGTTTGCTCATTTCCATTATTTATGTGTGTACTTAATTCAGTATATGATATTGCTTTACAGTTGTCAAGATCAAAGAAATATGATGGTAAATCGCCTTCTACAAAGGTGAATGTAATCTTTGGATTGGCCTTCATGATACCATGTATTTGCGATGCCCACACAGTTTGATGCACTACTGTTTCTGCTGTGTTATAACCATTTGTGTCTTTGTACACATTGTTATTAGGGCCGTCTCGGCCACAGTCAAAACCGATGCATATCAAATTCGTATGTCCATCATGTATGGCAATTTGCATTGCTGTAGGCCCTGCTCCTTGATGTGGATTTGCTGGAATCAAATGTGCATTGCCTCCAATCTTTGTCAAATTGTTATGGTTGGTATACACAATATTATTTTGTTCATACTCGCTGTCTATAATTTCTTTGTAAATTTTTCTATCTACAGAAACCAAAAAGTCTGGTGTATAATTTCTGTACAGAGCATTGCAACCATATGTGTCCTGTGGTAATGAATATAGATCAAATGTTTTTCTTGATTCGCCGTTGCCTAAAATATATGCGTCTTTGTTTTGTGGATCATTAAAAACAGTTCTTGGCATCCACACTTTGTTAAAATATTTTTTACCTTGCTTAATCACAATACTTGCAATTATTTCTTCGCCCTCGTAAGTGGATAATGTCATAGCAACTTCAAACAGTTTTCTGCAGAAGAAACATCTAGACCTTTTTCATCTACAAGCATTTTGATTATTTTTCCATCTTTACATATTGCAACAAATCTTTGCATACGCATGCCTAAATGATCTTTTTCTATCAACAGATTTAATTGCTTGGCAATGTTACCATAAGGATCAGCTGCCATGGTAATTTGACCACCTTCTGAATTTATGTAATCATCAAACGCAGTCATAACATGCACATCATTAACACTTAGACACATAATTTCATCTACACCTTTGGCATAAAATTTATCTTCAGAATCTAGGAATCCTGGCAGATGTTTCTCTGTGCAGGTAGGAGTAAATGCTCCTGGTATGCCAATCAATATAACACGTCTGTTGTCTATGTATTGGTTCAACGGAGTAATAGAAAATGAATCTTCTACATTGGTAATGTATACTTCTGCTGTTGGTACAGTTGAATGCTCTACTCCATAATCATTAAATTCAAACAGTGACATGTTTTAATTATCTCCAGTTCTCCAACACCAATGGGTCTTTAGTAATTTGTGCAGGATTTGGTTTGCCGTGAAACACCATTACTGCACAATCATCTGGCAGATTAAATTTTTTAACTCTTTCTGTTTCAATTTTCTTGCCATTTTGTATTGTAATAACTTTTTCTCTTGTTATTCTTTCTGTGACAAATTTGTCATGTGGACTGTTGCGTTTTTCTCCTTCTTCTAGACCAATTTCCCACTTGTATGACATTACCCAATTATGAGGCCAAATTTTTCCATCTCTATACAGTGCTGTTAAGTAATCTTGATCGCCTCTATATTTTTTAATAATACCAAAAGGATCTTCTTTAAATTTATTCCATACATGCACTTCCTTGCCAGCAACAAATTTCATTACTGATGAATTACGCACATGATAATTTTTTATTCTGCATCTGTTAAAGTCTTGAATGATAACAAATGCATTGCCTTCAAAATCCCAAAGATGATCTATGTTTCGTATGATCACTACATCTAAATCCATAAACAGCACTTGGCCTTCAAGGCCTATGTCGTCGCGAAACATATGGATTTTATTCCACCAAGTTTGGTACACAGGCGTCACAATAATTTGATGTATATTTTCTTGCCATTCTTTTTTACTGTCTGTGATAACGTGAAACTTTACATCTGTAGAATGGCGCATAACCATGTTGTAAAGTTTATCAACATATTCTAAACCATATTTGTTGCCGGTACATACACAAACAAAATTTTTCATAATTTTTCTCTCAACCTTTTCCATGGCAATCCTTGTTGAATTTCTTCTACAAACCACTCACAGTAACTTATCTGTTTGCACCATTCTGATCTATTAGGTCTTGCATGTATCATATCAGAGCCAATAGCATTGCCAACAGGCCTACACAAACTTGATTCATCAACGTATACAGGTATTCCTGCCAGCACAGATTCTATTGCTGGGTTACTGTTATAATTTACAACACAGTCTGCTCTGCCTAGTAGTTTATCAAAGTCGACGTGGTCATGCTCTCCTATAAACTTGGGGACAGATATCTCTACATTATTAGACACTAGTTTATTTAGATTGACTGAGGCTCTAGGGTGCGGTCTCAATAGTATTTTTTTGTCAGTGTGCGTTCTGATCCATTTGATTTGTTTTTCACACCACTGTTCAATTGAGCCTTGATCCCAAGCGATCGATCTTGGATTTTGTGTGCATATAACAATGTATTCACCTTCGCCGTTATGCCAACCATATGGCTCCAAGTTGAACAGTGACAGTCTTTTATCATCAACCTGTTCGTTGGCAAATTCAGCGTCTCTGTTTATACCGCCTATGCCAATCCGCCATGCATGATTACGTTTTAATCCGCCAACTTCCAGTATGAGAAATTTTGCTTTGTTCTTGTAATGATTGTATATAGAGTCTCTGCCATACATGCCCAACAGCCATGACCACATCACAACTACATCACAGTCCGGTCTTTCATTGTTTTTACAAATTATGATGTTTTCGCCCTGCAACGATTGTATAAATGCTTTCATTACAGGCTTGCCGGCTCTGGCACAGGTATCTGGAAATATTGCAATTTTCATTGCCAGTGATCGTGATTTCTTTTTACTTTCATGTCTTTGCTGGAGTTTTTAATATCTTTACGCTCGCCTTTGAGATGATCCATATAATCACCTAGTTCTGAATTCACAAAAGGATGTTTAGATCCACGATATCCTAAAAATCTTCCATCATTCAAATCGTTGTCGCTAATTTTTTCTTCAGTAACCATCTGTGTTCTCACAGCATCATAGGTATGACAATCAGTAAATCCTTTCAGTGAGTTCCATTGGTCTAATTCATAATAATCTTTCCACCTTGCAAAAAATTCTTGTGCGTATAGCGACGCCAAGTTATAAGATACAAATCCACATTCAGAGTATCCTTTTTTTGGTCTGCCTATAAAAGTTGTAAATTTGTTCAATGGCGCAATATGATCTAACCATTCTTGTGGTATAGTTTTATATGTCACTGTATCAGCGTCTATCCAAATCAACTGTTCTGTGTTTGCTCTTTCAGCCGCATCAATAACAGCATACACCTTGTGTGCAAATCTTACAACGTCAAACACAAACTTATTATCAGTGGCCTCTGCCATCTTAGTTTTTACTAACGCACTGTTTTTGTGTCGTTCTGCAAAATCTGCAAAGGTTGGTTGCACTTCTTTTAAACTAAAGTATGATGTATTTTCTGCTTCGATCTGTTGACCAATGTTGTCGGGATAAAAAAACTTTTGTGTGTCTTTAGGCCAGTTGTCTATGATACTTTGTACTGAACGTTTAGCATAAAGATCCCAGTGTTGCTCTCCCCACGTTGTAACCACACTAAAAGTTTGCATTAACTGAGCCTTTTTATATCTTCATCAACCATGTTTTTTATCATATCTTCGAATGTCATGGTAGGAGTCCAACCTAATTTTTGTTTTGCTTTTGCACTGGATCCATGCAGACTATGAAGTTCTGCTGGTCTTTTAAATCTAGGATCTGACTCTATTTTATTTTGCCAATCAGATATGCCAGCATGTTCAAACGCTATAGCACACAACTCTCTAATGCTGTTCTGTATGCCGGTGCATATTACATAATCGTCCGGTTCATCCTGTTGCAACATCTGATGCATTGCTTTAACATAATCTCCTGCAAATCCCCAATCTCGTTTTGCATCAAGGTTGCCTAACAATATTTTATCTTGGAGACCAAGTTTTATTCTTGCTACTCCGTCAGTAATTTTTCTTGTGACAAATTCTTTGCCTCGTAAAGGTGACTCATGATTGAACAGTATACCGTTAGATGTATACATAGAATAACTTTCTCTAAAGTTCACAGTCATCCAATATGCATACAATTTTGAAATAGCATATGGAGATCTTGGTTTGAAAGGAGTCTCTTCATCTTGCTTGCCATCTACAGAACTGTTGCCGTATAGTTCAGATGTACTTGCTTGGTAAAACTTTGTGTTGGGTGAATTTTCTTTGAGTGCTGTGAGTATATTCAACACACCTAGTGAGTTTGCTTCTGTTGTAACCATGGTTAAATCCCAACTTGCTTTTACAAAACTTTGCGCCGCCAAGTTGTAAAATTCATTTGGCTTCAGTGTTTTTGCTAAATGGTTCATTGCTGAACAGTCAGTGATATCTCCGGTTAATAATTCAATATCATTTTCAATGCCGAGATATCTTAGGTTTTCCAGGTTAGGATTGGAATATCGTTTTATTAGACCATAAACCTTGTAATCATTTTCCAACAGGTGTTTAGATAGGTATGGACCATCTTGTCCGGTCACGCCGGTTACGAATGCTACTTTTTTCATTATAATAATTATATATGGAATGGATTGTATTGTACAGTATTTTGTGAAACCAGACAACTACGTGCAACCAGATTTCAATAATCTTACCCATGTAGATGAATTGTTTCATTATTCTACGTTGTCTGTAAAAAAATATGCTGAAAGGTGCGGAGTTGATTACCAATTGATCACTGAGGCAAGAGTAAATCATACACATCCAACCTTTGAAAGACTGGACCTAATCATGAACGATGACTGGTGGAGCAAATATAATAATGTGTTGTATCTGGACACTGATGTCGTTGTTTGGTCTGATGCTCCAAACTGTTTCGAAATGTACCCTGACACTGACAGTTTCAAACCGGTACACAGTGTTCGGGCAGAACAGAAAGGACTAAAATGGCATCAGTTGGAAAAACAAAATACTATTCTAGAAAAGTATGATCCACAAACACTAGCATCAAAACGATTCAATGCAGGTGTGTTTATGATAAATGAATTTTCTGCAAAAATAATGAGACCGTTCTGCGACTACAAGAGTTGGAATGATGATGACAGTAGGATACTGATCCGCACAATGCTGGACAGTAATGTACCAACCAAATATATGAATTATCGCTTTAACGAAAAAATGAGCATGACTGGCTATTTTTGTCACGCCTACGGATTGGGCAAATCTATGAGAGGCAGGCCTGGAGGTCGTAGGAAATATGAACGTCTACGTGAACGTTGCAAAAACGAATTTACCTAATAAACTTAAAAAGTTTTTCTGCTATAAGACTGTGACCTTTTTGATTAGGATGATACTTGTTTGGATTAATGTATTCATTGTCTTGAAATTTTGCAAGTTCTAATGTTTTTGTATTTGTGTCGGCTCCAAACATCTCAGTAGCACTTTGTGGAATAAATTTTGTTTTGTCTATGCCTGTATATTTCCAATCTATGTTGGTCCAGCCTTCTATGTAATAATCTTGGTAACCCAATTGTTGACACATTCTTTGCACTGCGAGTATTGATATGTTTGCCCTATGATAATCCAATTCATCTGACTGTACGTCTGAGAAATAAAATCTATTCAATGCACTTTTGTCTCCTGTTGGTCTAAGAACCTGTTTTTGTCCGTTTTGGAAATGTAAAAATCTCGTAGGATTTGTTATAAAAAATACACAAATACAATCTTGTATTTTGCGTTTTGCAAAGTTGTCTAATTGTAAAATTAAAGAGTCGATGCTCGTGCCTTGTTCTGCTTCATTGTAAAAATTTTCAGTTTCCAATTTAACATGTAAAAGATCACCAAATGGAATCTCACCTGGTTGAAGTTCTGTGCCAATTGGCCAACTATCGCCGAACACTGCTAGATTCATGTCATAGCCTTTTTAAGTTTACCAACATCATAATCAAAGTAACACTGTTTAGTTTTATTGTACACCCACGTGTCTCTTTGATGCACAGCACTGGTTCGTATGCGTTTGGCTGTGTCGTCTTCTGTAATTTTTTTTACTTTGATCATTACATCTTCCATAAAAATATATCTATCCACAGCATTTGCAAGATCGTTGGTGTATGCATCCAAGTACCAATGATGAAACTGTGGCGGGAAATGATATCCCAAAGCATTGCGCCATTCTTTTGTAATGACAGGATGGGGTGATGTGCGATGTATCAATCCATGTTTTTTACCTGTGGCTGTACCAATCATAAAAATACCATCCGGATATTTCTCATATTGATCCAAGAATATTTTATCCCACCCAGGTGTAATAAATTCTGCATCATCTCCGCACAGCATGTACATCTTGCTGTTTTCACTTTCGGCCAACATATTCCAACTCATAACAGTGCTTCTATCTATACCAATGTCTGCATCAAAAACTCGATACTGCTTGAGTGTTGGATCATCTTCATTGAGATAAAATTTTACCTTTATTTGATTAGGCCATTTTGCAGTGGCGTAGACAGATTGTTCCATGCGTTTGGCATAGTCTGGCCTGCCTCGACTTGGGCAACAAATTACTATATTAGTTTCTTGGTCCATGTTTGTGGTGTGTGTTCATTTTCTATTTCTATGGGCAAAGAATAATTAAATTTTCTTATGCCACGTTTTTGAATGTAATCTAAAGTCTGCGTGATACCGTCTTTAATTTTTACTTCTGTTTTGTAATTGAAATATTCTCTAATTTTATTTGATGAACATGTTGCATACTTTACTTCTTTTGGCCTTCCTGGCATGTACTGATGTAAACCATTGTAACCAGTTGCGTTTGCTGTGAGATCTGCAAGTTCGTTAATAGAGATATAATCTTCATCAGGACCTAAATTAAATATTTGACCAACTGCCTTTGTGTCAAAAACAATTCTATCAAAAATTTGCAGTGTGTCATCTATGTAAGAAAAACAACGTTTTTGTTCACCATCACCATATATTATGCAGGGTTTGCCTTGCAAGTTTCTGTGCAAAAATATTGATACAACATTCCTAAAAGGATCATCGTAAACTTGGTTAGGACCATAAATGTTGTGAGGCACCACAATACTCCAGTCTATGTTGTTAACTTCACACAAACATTTCACAGTGTCTTCGGCTGCCACTTTAGCAATGCCATATGGATCTTCAGGAGCAGGCTTCATGTCTTCTGTAAATGGCGGCTGTTGTTTGCCGTAACGTGCCATTGAACTCATATACACAAATCTTTTTATATTGTGTTTGATTGACGCTGTTAACACATTTACTGTAGCATCGTATGTGTTTCTTGTAACAAGTACAGGAGACACAACACTAAGACCTTCGTATGCTGTACAAGCCGCATGAATAACAATGTCAAATTTTTCACGAGCAAACAGTTGATCTAATGCAGATTGATCACAACAATCAATTCTTAATGTTTGAACTTCAGTGAGATTATCATCATATCCACCTATACCATTGTCTATGCCAACAACTTTGTGTCCTGTTGAATGATATCTTTTAGCAAGATGAGAACCTACAAATCCAAGAGATCCTGTTATTAGGATTTTCATAATCTTTGGTAAATGCAGTCTCTGGTGAGTTTATAAACTCTAGTATAACCTAGGCCTTCCAACCAGGTATTGATTGCTTGTTTGCCATCATTGCCTTGATTGAACACACATCGTTCCAAACATATCAAAGGCGATGAGGAGTCAATAGTATTTTTTGCACCGTGAAGCACTTGTAATTCTGCTCCTTCAACATCAATTTTTAAAACATCCACGTGAGTGAACTGCATCTCATCCATTGGACGTAATTTTATATCACCTAAGATATCACCTTTGTATCTTTCAACAACCATGGTTGAACCTAAATGATTTGGTACTTTAACATCTAAAACTCCGCTGGTGTTTTTGTCAGAAAGACCATATTCAAATAGATTAACATTTTGTAAGTTTCCGCAGTTTTTTTTAAAACATTCTATGTTGTAATGTGCAGGCTCGAATGCTGTTACAGTATCAAAGTGTGAAGCATACTTTATGGCCCAACGTCCTACATTGCCGCCAACGTCGACCATGTGTCTAAAATTTGTAGCACGTTGTAAAATTTCTTTATGTAAAGCACCGTCATGATCTTTCACTGACTGTGCAATATGATGTTCTGGATGATCATCATCTGGTATATATAATCCTTCGACTAGTTGCATAGTCTTTCTTCCATTACATTTACTTTTGGCTTCCATCCCAATGCTCTTAGTTTGACGGATGGTAAAACATTAGACTCTAGTTCAAAGTCTTCTCCTGCCATGATCGGTACCGAATATCCGTTTCGTGCAACCAAATGATCAACCTTAAATGCTATTCCACAACCGCAGTCAAACACTCCTTGTTCCTTTGGATTGTTTATCATTGTTTGTATAGCACTGACAACATCTGACACATGGATAAAATCTCTAGTGTGTGTGGTTGCATATGTAATTGTACCTAATTTTAATTTAGAAATCAACATGTATTCATTAGCACCGTCGCCCCATACAGTTGAAAAACGCAAGCCAACAGAGTTTTTTGGTGCAATAAATTCGTCTACATATTTGGACAAAGCATAGGGATTTCTGTGCCATTCTATACATGCAGAGGATGATGCATATATTACTCTTATATTATGTTTGGCACATTCGTCAAACACGGTTCTGCATTTTACAACATTTTCTTGCCAGTATAAATCTGGTTTTGAAAAACTTTCACGAATGTCTGCTTTTGCGGCCAAGTGTATACAAAGATCTGATTTTGGATCAATAGTAAAATTTCCAACATCTTTTTGTACAAGCAAGTCCCAACAGTCAACAGTGTGACCTTGTGCTTCTAAATATTTACGTACATGCGTTCCTATAAAACCATGTGATCCTGTGAGTGTAATATGCATATTTTTATATATAGAATGTTCTATCGCTAGTCAAACTGTCCTGGCTGTTAACAACCACTGCACGTGGCTTAACCACTTCTATTTTTACATACTTGTCTTTGACAAACATGTCTGATGCTGTGATACCATCTTCATGAGCACCTTTAATTAAGCGTTGGGCCGCATGCGGTTTAATAACATATCCATATGTGCCCATCAGTTGATTTTCGCCTTTGCGTATGTTGACAAAATTCTCAACAAATGGATCTTGACCCATATATGGATCTTCTTCGTATCTGTATCCGTCAAGATGTAAAACATCTTGGAAGTCATGATCATATGAATCACTTACCACACGTGAATCATGTTCCAACACCACAATTGACTCATCCAGTTCGATACATTTTTTCCATGCATGGTAGTGTGAAATCATACAACCACGGACGCCACCTTTTTGCCATTTTATTTTGTACAGTTTAGGTCCCGGTAGATAAGGTTTAAGATTTTGTTCTTGAATAAATTTGTCAGCACGTGAAGGCGTAAATCCTTCCATCAGCCATGCATCGAGTCCGTGTTGTCTTGCTGTGAGTTTACACTCCAGTGCAGAGTCCACAGTAGATTGAACTTCTTTGAGATATATTATAAACGCTTTCATTTTATCATTTGCTCCACATGTGGTTTGAATCTTTTCCATACAGTGCCATCGCGTACTTCTTGCAATGTCCAATTGGCATAAGCAAGATTGTGTAGCCACTGTGTGCGGTCTGGCATCTGTGGATTTTCTATGTCTTTTAAATTGTTTGATCCTATGTCCCATGCAAGACACAAATTAGAAGTCATAAACACAGGCACTCCATATGTGGCGGCATCAACAGCCGCAGTAGAATTGTGTGTGATCATGCAGTGAATATTATTAAGTTCTTCTAAGAAAGTCCATCTATAACCATGAAACATGCCACCGCCTCTGGTCATGTCTGCAATTTTTATTTGCGGATGTCTCTTTTTAATATCTTCTGCACATTTGTCAGCATGGTTCGGATGCGGTCGCAACATTATCGGTCGGTCGGTGACTCCTTTTAACTGTTCTACAACCTCGTCAATCCATACGTATGGATCTTTTTGCGCCATAGACCAATTGTCTTTTGGTTGAGAACACAGCAGAATATACTTGCCTTCTTTGCGCCATGGACGATCTGGTATGTTGAATTCGGATTTAATTTTTTGCCATCTATCACCATCACAATCTACATTCAAAAAGTTTCCATTACGCATAGGCGACCATAGAGCACACCTAAAGTAGTGTTTGTTTGGATCTGTTGCTCTGTTGCCAAAGGATGTCCACAGTCCTCCGTCGAACACAATAGGCACTCCACCAGTCTGTTCCATGTGCTGTCTGATCTGTCTACGATTGCCTTTTAAAAATGATCCAGCATTGTCAGGACCATAACCAAAATGCACAGCAACTTTTTCTTTAGGAGGTCCCATCCAACGTTCAGCATCACCTTTACCTTCACCTTCAATCCAAACAGACTCGTCACCAGCAGATGCAATGCCATCGCGCCATGCTTTCATCATTTCGAAGGAAGCGCCTTTGCCTCTTCTTTTCACAGTGTTTCGAAATATCTCAACTTTCATTGCACAGTATTTAAATACGTACTCAAATGACAAGGTCAATAACGGTTATTACAACTTTTTCTTCTACCGGTTGGGATGAGTATGGCAAACGCATGGTAGAAACTTTTGTAAAATATTGGCCAAAAGAAATAAAATTAAAAATTTATTATGAAGTTAAACCTGATGTAGATTATGGTGATCAAGTTGAATGGATTGATCTCAATGCAGTGTGTTCTGATTTAGTTGCATTCAAAACAAAACACAAAGATAACCCACATGCAAAAGGTCATAAAATAGGCAGTGACCTGAAACGCAAAGGATCATATTTGTGGGACGCAATCAAGTTCGCACATAAATCATACTGTGTATCACACGAGGCTCTTAATAGTTCATCAGATTTAATAGTCTGGTTGGACGCGGATGTTGTTACCCATAATCTTGTTCCAGCAGAATTTATTGAGAGCCTCTTACCCCAAGACAATTACTGTGCTTACTTAGGCAGACAAAAAATTTATCCTGAATGTGGATTTGTAATCTATGACACAACCAGTCCATACAATGAACAGTTTATGAAAGATTGGCAAGAATTGTACAACTCTGATAAAATATTTGATTTGGTAGAATACCATGATTGTATTGCATTTCAAACAATAAAAGAAAAGTACGAAGCACAAGGATTAAAGTCACATAACATATCTGAGAATCATCCGCATCGACCTGGCGTGCATGTGTTTATAAATTCTCCCCTAGGAGAATATATGGATCACCTTAAAGGCAAACGCAAACAAGATGGACATTCAAAACGCACTGACATCTATATTCAACACAACAACGACTACTGGAACAAAATCCAGTAACAAATGAAACTTAATGTGATCAACAATGGGCACGGGCCTAAAAGCAAAGCATGGTACACTCTGCGACCACTAAAAAAATATCATCATGATGAAGGTATACCTACTATGTGGGGATTGCGTTTAGCCAATCATAGACGTGCTAGAGAGTGTGTAATTAACGATAAGCCTTGGTTGTTTTGCGACATGCCATACTGGGGCCGTTGGAATCCTCTAAAAGAATCAGTAAGTCCAGATGGTGAATACTATTGGCGAACCATTTATAAAGATATTCATGTAACAAAAATACACGAAGGTCTACCTCACGACAGAATAAAAAACATATCAATAAAAGATTGGCGAACGAAAGGTGAGTACATTTTACTTGCACCTTCGTCTGATTCTATCAATGGGTTTGTTGGAAGGCAAAATTGGGAAAGAGAAACAATAGAATTATTAAAAACAAAAACAGACATGCCTATAAAAATTAGATACAAGCCTCGAGGAGGTGCTGGCAGAAGCGGTCCTGCTTATGCTCTTGTGCCGTTGGCAGATGATCTTGCCAAAGCGTCATGTGTTGTAACCTCATGCTCCTTGGTCGGAGTTGAAGCGGCCATAGAAGGCATTCCTGTTTACAGTCTGCCTAGAGGAGCCACTTGGCCTATTGCACAGGCAGTAGAAAATTTTGGACAACCTAATTATTCAGAGCAACGCAAAGAATGGTTAGCAACACTCAGTTATCACCAATACACTCATGATGAAATACAATCAGGATTGTTCAAAGAGGTAATGGAGGGCCTGTATAATGAAATGCGTTAGAACAATGCGGCCTGCTACAGAAAAAATAATAAATGCATGGGCCAAAGGTTGTGACGGTACTATTATTAATCCAATCAAAGATGGTCAAGACATGCCCCATAACAGTTATGCTTTTTTAGGAGTTTTACGAGGCGCTGGCGATATGATTAAAAAATGTATACAAAAAAATTATGATTACTATTTTATTGATCATGCCTATTTTGATGCAGGACATAACAAAACCCCATCCTGGTACAGAGTAACCAAAAATGATCATGTGCAAAATAAGTTGTTGGATTGCACCTCAGACAGATGGCACAAACACTTTAACAAATCTATAAAACCATGGCGATCAGGCAACAAAGTAATAGTGTGTCCACCCACAAGAGCAATGGAGTGGATGTTTGATACTCATGATTGGCTCAACACCACTGTAGATGCTTTAAAACAGAAAACTGACCGTGAAATTGTGGTGAGAGACAAGCCAATGAATCCACAAGTAAAACGCATTGACGGAGTAACAACCATTAATGGTTTTATCAAAACAAAAGAAGATAAAGCACTGGCAGAAGATCTTGCTGATGCACATTGTGTAGTGACTTTTAATTCAGGTGTTGGTGTGACTGCTATAATGGAGGGCATTCCAGTTGTGTGCGGTCCTGAATGTGCGGCATTTCCTGTTAGCAATACATTAGATGCTATAGAAGATTTACAAACATTTGATAGACAGCCATGGTTGAACAGTTTGGCCTACAGTCAATTTACATTAGAAGAAATGGCGTCTGGCTACGCTCACAAGGTCATTGAATAACGCTGTGCCCAAGAACGCATCATCCAAGAAATAACTCTTGTTTTTTTATTTTTCCAATTGTCCATGGACACAGTGTCTTTCAAACAGTCATCTGCATTCATGTATGACATTGCAAAATCATCCAAGTCTTTGTTTGTGCCCAACCAATAGATTAAAGGCACAGTCCAACCTGTTTTCATTTTGTTTATGATGTAATCAGGCATGTGGCCTTTGTATGCAATTTTGCTCAATAATTTTGTATCAGATTTGTCTTTGCCTATTTTATGATCAGAATGAATGTCCATGCAGTATTTCATAAAGCGTTGAGTGGCCAACGGAAATCTGCCCTCCATGCCAAATTTCATCCCAAACTGATCATTGCGGGAAAAGAATTCTTCAGGCACTTGTGTGATGCAATCGATAGCCATATAAGAATTGATAGGATCTTCCGGATTCCAAAGTTCTTGTGGTATAATCTTACACAATTCGCCATGTATTGCTTTTGCATCGACTTTTTTACTCAATTGCACAGGACGTTTTATTCTGTGCATCCATCGCCAAACACATTCTTCAAAAGATGTAGGCAAGTTGTTTTTTAGTTTCCAATATTTGGGATAACCTCCTAATAGTTCGTCACCCATATCTCCAGCCATGGTTACCACTACATCGTGCTGACTCAGCACTCTATTGGTGTGATAATACATTGGCATACTCATATTATACACTGGTTGCTCCATTGTGAACATTGAGTCATTCCAACAGGACTTGACAGTCTCGGGAGTAACTTGAATAGGATGATGATTGAAGCCATAGTGATCAGCAAACCATTTTGCATGTTTGGCATCATCGTTATGATCCTCGCCTATAATAACATTAGGATTCATTTCATTTGTGAAAGAATCAACAGATGGTAGGATTTTGTTTAATTCGTGTGCTATCATGGTTGAATCTAAACCGCCTGATAAAAACACACCAAACTTACGCATACCCAGTGTACACATTTTTACAGTCTCATGCACTTCTTGTCTGAATTCTTCTGGATCAAATCCTTTCTTTGAAGTAGGTTTAATAACCCATCGCGAGGTTCTAGTAAATTTTCGTTTGTGAATGTCATATACCAGAGTCTGTCCTGGTAAAACTTTTTTAATGCCTTTGAACATTGTGTTGGCAGAAATGTTAATGCCTGAATAACTCATTGACGCACTTGCAAATTCGTCAATACATCTAGCGCCTGGTACTTTATCGATCATGCCTTTAATCTCAGAACCAAAAACTAGTCCGTCGGATGTTTCTGCATAAAACAGAGGTTTTATTCCCGCATGATCTCTTGACAGTGTAATTGTTTTTTGTTCTTTATCATAGTATGCATAGGCATGCATTGAATCAATGATGTTGCTGTTGACTATGTCCACATAGAATGAGTCTAATAAAAATGCCAACAATTCTGTATCGCATGTAGTTTTGGGTATCCATTTACTGTTTCTATACGACCATACCACATGATCATAGTTGAATATTTCTCCATTGTAAATTAGAACATTGCCTTTGTCAGTGTGCCAAGGTTGTTTGCCAACTTTAGGTTCAGAAGTAATAGATAACAGATTGTGTCCTAAGGTCACGTGATCGTCATACCAAATGTCAGACCCATCTGGACCTCTATGACTGCAACTATCTATATAGGATCTAATAAATCCGGGGTCACGTTTTGTTATGCCGTATATACCACACATGTAAATATATGTATGGCAGGCCAATACTTCCTAGATAAAATACTGACATCTCCTGTGGTGCAAGATCCATGGCAACATCAAATTATAGATGATACTATTCCCACAGACGTGTTTGATAGATTACAATCTCAATGTGAACAGTTTCTCAACATGGACAATGGTGGTAATTTAAGATTTATATTTCCAGATGAATTCGATCAGTATGGTATTGATTTATATAATGAAGTTTATGATATAGGTAAAAAAATATTGAATAATGCAAAAGCATTGGTCAAAGACTTATATACAAATCCTAGATGGTACGATAGTTTAACTGTGTACGCACACATTTCTATAACACCGCCGTTGCCTTATAAGTTTGATATTCATGAAGAAGGACTGGAAAAAATTTGGTCGGCTGTTACATATGTGACACCAATAAAAAACATTGGCACAAAAATGTATTCGACAAAAAGCAAGTCTAGTTTTGTAGCAGAAGCACAGTGGAAACCAAATTCAACATTTGTTTTTTGTGGCGAAAAAGGCAAAACTTGGCATTCATATGAAAGCAGTGAATCAACTAACAGAATAACGTTGAATTACTTTATTATGAGTGACAAACGAGGCAAGCGTTTTATTTAGAAAAAATATAATTGTTTTCTTTTTCGTTGCGTTTATATTTGCCTTTTACTTTGTAACCAAAAGACAGCATTTTATCCACTATGTGCAAGTGTTGATCACTAATTTCAAACAACACCGAAGTTGCTTTTTTCAAAGTTTCTGTAGCACCATTTAACACATTGGATTCATATCCATCTACATCAATCTTTATATGAGTAGGTTGTTTTAGTAACAACACAACATCATCAAGTGTTTGTTGCACAACACCATGATTGAACTGCCCTTCTTGATCAATCACATTGTCTGCAACTCCTGGATGATAATTCTTGATGTTGATGTGTGAAAAGTTTGTGTCCTGACCTAGTCCAACACAATAAGCAGTGACGTTTTTAAAATTGTTTATATTAATATTTTGACACAATAAAAAATAGTTGCCAGCATGTGGCTCAAATGCATATGTTTGAATACCTAGTAAACCTGCACTTATTGTGTAGATACCTATGTTTGCGCCAATGTCGAAAAATACAGAATTTTTGGACATTGAACCAATCCACTCTATAGTTTCAGGCTCTTTGGTGAGTATTCTTGATACTCTGCTTTGTACGTAGGTGGGTTCATTTTTTAAATTTACAAATGAACAAGATTTGTTAAAAAATTTTGCTGTAAAATTTTTATCTGATGTTGTTCTTAGTTTGGGCACAAGTGACTACCAGCCACCATCATCTTTTGCAATTTTATCTTGTACAGTGTCACCTAGTGATGCTTCGTATTCTGCTCTTGCATCAAGCCAGTCTTTAGCATAAGGTACATCTTGTAGATGATCGAACCAAGGACCGCCTTCTGTATAGTGTAACATTTTTGGTGCACCATCAGTTGGCTCTTCATACCAGTCAGTCAACCAATTCCATTCATGTGATATTTGGCCTATTTCTTTATCAGCACACCAAACAAATCTATGATGCCATAATCCATCGTTGCTGTTGAGTGCATTAAGATCTAACAGTTTGTTAGCAGGGTGTTCACAGTTCCACAGCACACAAGATGACCAGTTCTTCCTTGGATACTGCAACTGCTTTTTGTCATCCATCTTTGTACCTTCGTGTGGAGTGTAATCATGTTTTGCTACCATTACTGCATAGTTGTCATTTGCTTGATTAAAGAGATCTTTAAGATCCGCTTTGCACAAAAAGTCGCAGTCTACAAACAGTGCCCATCCTTTGTATCCTGTCAAATATGGAACCATAAATCTACTGAAGGTAAATTCTGTTGATGCTTTTTTATCAACATCACGAGTGTATGCACCAATTTCTTTTAGAGTATCTAATTTGAGTGGGTATACTTTTATGTTGGGGTTATGTTTTTGGATGCTGTGTTTAGCTACCTGATAGGCTATGTCTTCTCTCGAATCCCAGCCGATGAATACTTTCATTTCTGTCATGTCAGTTTATATAGTAATATATCTGTTGCCAGTTGTCAACCTTGACAATGCGTTTATCATCATATGATGCATTGTATGAATGCCGCATAAGGAATGTTTTTATACCCATGGATGCACCTACTAGAGCATTGGTCCATTTGTCTTCTATCCATATACATTCTTGTCCCCTGTACTTTTCTAACCATTCTTCTTTGCCTTGCCCAAATCCAACTGTGTCTAAGCGATTAAACACATTAGGAAAAAGCATTTCAAGATTTGTTTTCCTTAATGAAATAGCATATGGATCATGCCCCATCGCTGTGCAACCATGCACTTCCCATCCTTCGGCCGACAGTCTATTGAGAGTTTCTGCGGCATCACGTAAAGGTTGTATATATCCAAACCAGGCTGAATGATTATAGGCCTTCATTTCTTTTTCTATGTGAGCATAGTCACTGTATTCAGTAGGATCATTGACGCTTTTGCCTGGATGGTAAAATTCTAGGTATTTGTTAAATTGTTTGCTCCAGTCCAAACAAACTCCGTCGATATCGGTTAATATTATTTTTTCTTTCATTCTACTCCTTTACAAATAACAAATCAACTTTGTTGATATATCCGTGATTGACGTATCCAAGTTGTTGTTCTAAATGTTCGATAATTTTTTCTTTTTTATAACCAAATTTTTCTGTTAAATTTGTGTGATGATATTCTAACACAATCACAGGCCAATATGTTCTAATGGTTTGGTCAGCACCTTTGAGTACCATCAGTTCAAACCCTTCTGTGTCGATCATCATTAATCCGACATTTTTAATTGCAATCTCGTCTAATGTTTTGATCTGTTGGTTAAGAGTTTTTCCTCGAGGATCTACATGGTTGCTGATTTGCCCTCGTCTGCCATGTCTAGCAGACCAGTCATTGGTCGCTACCTGTTTGCTGACATCACCAAGACCATGTGCATGTGCAACCACATTTGTGATATTAAATTTCTGCATGTTTTGTTTAAAACATGCATGGACGTCATTGTCGAAATCAAATGCATACACTGCTACAAAATGTTTGGCTAAGAATTCTGTCATAAAACCATAGTGGCATCCGATGTCCAGTGCAACAGTTTGATTAGTAACATGATTTTCTATGATTTCTTTCACTCGATCTTTGTCTGCGTCTATAATGTTGTTGTTTTTTTCTATCAGTTTGTGATACATTACATCTTCATTGCTCACTGTCCACCCATAATAATCATATGTTTCCACTCAGTTATTATACAACATTTGCATGTGCTGTCAATACATTACCACCTTGCACATTGAGATAGTTGTTATCGTTCCACTGATGATGTAATACTTGGTGCCATCCCCATTCAGCACCCATAAGATTTTTTTCTGCAAAAAGTTTTTCTACATTTTTTAGCTTATGTCTTGGGTGAAATATAATGTGATCCCACAGATACGGGCCAGGGCATCTTTTACAGTCTTGGTATGTGTGTATCTTTAATGGAGCATCAACATCAACACCAGGAGCACTTCCTGCAATGCCAATAACAGTTTGATCTTTCACAGTTTTTTCCAACAGAGGCATAAAGTCTTCTTTTACGCTCAGTAGTGTGTCATATCTTAACTTTATTATAGTCTTGTATTTTTCTGGTAGTGTATTAGTTAACCAATAGTGTGCAAGTGTCTGTTTGGAGTTGTGTTTTGTTTTGTCGTACAATCCGGCTCTTTTATAAATTTTACCCACAGCAGGAGTTGTGTATCTGCGCCATATATGACAGTCTGGTTTATATTTTGTTTCTGTGAGATTATGATAGTTGTAAACAGGCTCTTCAAAAAAACGACAATCGTCTACTTCTGGTGGAGCATAACCTTGCCACTGCATGTAAAAGGTATCAAACGGAAAAACTTTTTTTGCAATTTCTAGTGCTTTTTTGTATCCCGGTCGAGCAAGTCCTGAGACGCAAACAGCAATCTCATCAGATTTCATTACTTTATTAAGCCCCATTTGGCAATTGCTTGTTCGTACTCGGTCCCGCCAGTTCTATCCACTGATTGACGCATAGCCTTTGCTCCGGCCAAAGTGCCTCCTGGATGCCCATGTATTGCACCGCCTACATTTGCAATAAAATTATTGCCAAACTGTCTTACATTTGCTTGTACAAGACCAGGATGCATTCCACAACTTAGTGCTGGTACAACATTATGCTCATGCAGTGTTGAAATAGTTTTTTTAAGATCGTCTTCATCATCACTTAGATATCCTCCCCACATGCCTGCATGTATGGTATCAACTCCCTGCATTCCGGCCAATTGGCAGATAACGTTCCAATCTATGCCAAATGCATGTCTGGAATCCGTAATAACTTTGTCGCCTGACTTTTGAAAGTGTATAAACAACGGAAGATCAAGTCTACGTATTGCTCCATATACTCCTACTCCTGACCAAAAGTTTACGTGTACAGCATTTCCGCCCAGTTCAGAAACCCTAGTGGCTCTTTTTAATATGTGATCATGATCACCATTGATGCATACAGCATAAACAACTTTTTTACTCTGTTTTGCCATCCAGTCTGCAATCAGTGGCACTCTTTCTTCTATTGGACAAAAACTTGGATTACTCATAATTTCATCTTCTTTGATAAAATCACATCCACCGTCGACGAGTTCTTTCACCATATCTAACAGTGTGTTTGCACTCATGCCTGTTTTTGGTTTTACAATAGCACCGGAAAATGGTTTGTCATACTGTCCAGTGTATTCTCGCATTCCGGATACACCATATTTTGGACCTAAAAATTTAGATTTTATCTCTGCAGGAAATTCAAGGTCTATCAATCTACAAGAATCAAATGTGTCTATATCCATTTGTCCGCCCATCAACTGACACAGCAAATGACTTATTCCATCACCTTCCCAATCTGTGTTTATAATAGGAAAAGCAATTTTTACTTTACCTTCAGTTAGGCCTTTCAAATTATCTTTTTCGTGAACAATTACACAAGATGATTTTTCGAAAAGTTCTTCAGTTTCCCAACGATTCCGCACGTTTGGATTCCCTACACTTTGACCAATTGCTAGATCCCATGAAACTTTTCTTAGGTCGGCATTTCTTGATTTCATGAAATATGTTGCAATAACATATTTGCTTTTGTCTATGTTAGGATTGTAAAATTGCATTATTTTGACCTATTATGATTTAAAAATGTATCGAGTTCTTCTGGTGTACCCATGCCCCACATTTCATCAACCATGCTAGTCAATATTTTTTTGCCATCTTGCACTGCTTCGTTATACACAGGACACACATAAAATTCGTTATTAGTGCGAATGTTTTTTTCTATCATTTGGTCAGCATATTTTACAAAGTCTGAACCTTTACGCCAGTGGTATATTCCTACAGTAGCATTTGTAGATATAGGATTTTTTTCTGCAACTTCTGTTACATATCTGTCTCCGTTAATTTTTGCAAAAGAATGTTTTGGATGTACACTGTTGAAAGTAAGTATACCACCATCTATGCCTTCTTGGTTAAATTCGCTCAATGTTTCAAAAGCATTCCACTCGATATATTGATCAGCATTGGAAATTATTAATGGTTCATCATTGTCTATCAAGTCTCTTGCAGTCAACACTGTGCAGGCTGCACCTTCAGTCATGCCTTCTAGTTGCACAATTGTGCATCCTGGTGCAATTAAGTTTAACAAAGACTCTAAATTATATTTTTCATAGTGTGCTTTTTGCACTAAAAAAATATAGTGGCCCTGTATGTTTAGATTGTTTACAACCTTTTGTATCATTGGTTGACCTTCTACTGCAATCAACGGTTTAGGAAAAGTGTATCCGGCTGATTGGAAACGTGATCCTGCTCCGGCCATAGGTATTATTATGTTCATTTTTGATCCTCTAGATGTTTATACTTGGAAACGTAGTCACTGCATAGTCCTGAACATTGCAGATATTCTGTTTCTGTAAGTTGTTCTGGATGCACAGCAATAGTGTTTTTTCCACCAGGTTGGCCAGGAAATGCCCAAATATATCCTTTTGATGTTAGTGTGTATTTGTCCGCATGATGATAAAAACAGTGTATGTTTTGTTTGATCAATCCTTCTAACGCATCAAACGTTTTAGCATGACACCAAATTGCGTTGTCTTTTAACCATGCACTCGAAACTGAATGATCTGCTCGATCATGCCCTAGCCAAAAGCCGCTGATGTCTGTTGAATATACATCAACCTCAACATGGTATCCTTGATCTAGTGCTTCTTGAATATATTTAGGAGTATTTTCTTTTTTAGGCACTTTTCCGTTGATATTACCTCTGTGTGCTATCAATATCATTATGTGTGTATTTAATACAAATCAATCTTGCCAAGGCTCATCTATTAGTAATTCTTTCTTATCCTCTTTGTAGTTTTCTGGTGAGTATTCGGTGGATTCTGGCAATGGGTCTTTCTTTTTAGTAATCACAGGCCATATTTCTGAACGTTCTGCATTGAACTTCATCCAATATTTTAATTCTGTGCCACCAACTGTGTCAGGAGCAATAGCATCGACTGGGCATTCAGGAACACATACTCCGCAATCGATACATTCGTCTGGATTAATGACTAACATGTTTTCCCCTTCATAGAAACAATCCACAGGACAAACTTCTACACAGTCAGTGTGTTTGCATTTGATACATTCTTGGCCTACTACATAAGTCATACTACTATCTATCCTTTACCATTTGTTATAAATTGGGCCATCGTAATCGACAATATTTTTGTATATGACTGTTTTTCCGATGCTTTCTGCCACCTGCAGGATGTATAAAATATGCGGTCTTGTTGTTGGGAACCAACTTGTCTCGCAATTTAAAGTTCCATTTTTGTGACACTTTTTCGTGTTTTACTCCAGAAGATATAAATGCCCAATTGATAATTTGTCCGTCATCCCATGAATCTAACATTCTAAAATTTTTAACGTAAGGTCTTAAACATCTTGCACTGTGTTTGGTTAACCCAAAAACCCCTGTTTGAAAAAACCTTTCTACACACTGTTTAGGATCAAGATTTTTGTAAAGACTGTGTGTGATATTTGCTCGCCACCATTTATCACTACTTGCGTTATATTTGGGATATATGGCCGTTTTCATGGACACAGGATTTGAATGTTCTTCGAAAAAATTTGGCACCGACTCATGTACAATTACATCTGAATCAACATGCAAAATTTGTTCATATTTGTTCCACCAAGCATCATTTAAAATTAAGTCAAATCTTTCAAACACTGGATGTTTTATGTTTTCTAGTTTAGGTTCTGTAATTACCACATGATCAATATTATATTTTTTACAGTATTCACCAATGCTGTGCGTTGAATACTTTACTATGTCAGATCTTGTCAAATTGTTGAATCGTGGATCATCATATTTGTTAGAGTCTACATCGTATTGTATTATTGCGTTTTTCATCGTAGTTTGATCGCCTTATAGTTTTGATCATAAGTCCAACTAAGTTTAAAGTATATAACATCTAGTTCATTTTGCAAATACAAAAAATTATAATATGAATCACCATCAATATCATTTTCTACTAACCATGCATCATACTGTGATTTTACTTTGAAGGCACGATGTGCTCCATTAATCCAACTGTCTACAGGGATTTCGATTCTCCAACTATATTTTGTATCAAAGTCTCTAGAATTTTGACTTGCCATGTTTTAGGTACCAGTTAGTTGCATGTAATCTTTGCATGGTATCTGGTGATATTTTTTTGTAAGTTTTTAACACCTCACTGGCCATATGCCAATATGTGCTCATATACACCCGGCCTGTTTGTGAAAATGTGTCTTCAAATTTTTTATATTCTGCCATAAACCAATTGTAATTAGATTCGCTTGGAGTATAAAAAGTTTCTACACAAGGAAAATGCTTAACGATATTTGCTATATTGTTTGATGTGTAATTTGCTATTTGAGTTTTAAGCCATTGCACATCAGTCAAGTCAAACCAAGTGTCGTAATTAATATCATCGAACTGTATGCTGTGCCACATATCATACCATTCTTTGTTTAAAAAAGGAGTGTATGTGCAATTGTATAACTCATCTTTGGTTAGTGATGGCCCTATATTGTGTTCTAGAGCAGGAGAAAATAACTGATGTTGAGCATGATCACAATTTCTCAATTTAGCATATTTTTTCCAAGTATCGCTATATCTGCCATTTAGGTAATCATAGTTGTTTAACATTGAATATGGAAAATGATTGTTTTCTAACCAGGTGCTATGTGTATTTGGTATCATTCTGTCCCATGTGCATTGGTTGTGTAAGAATAGATTATCACCACCGTTGGCTTCTATAACACATATACCATCGTAATTTTTTGATCTTGCATTTACTGATTGCAATGTCCATGTTGCTTCTACATGATGATTTGTCTGCGGAATAGCATAGTTGTCTGCACTACAATAATCCCTAATTGGGTTTATTCCATCATTGTATTCACTTGACACATCTACATATTCAAACGGTATGCCTAAAGCATCACAAATTTTTTGTGCAGTAATCTTGTATGTCAGTTTGTTATAATATCCGTCTATATGAACGTTTATCATCGAAAATCCAGTAAAATTTATCTTGTTATGATACAACCATGCCGCACACATGGTTGAGTCTATGCCACCACTCATTGCCAACCATATATTGTCTGTGTTTGCATATTCCACAATAGAACGCATCTGCTGGTCAAATTTTTCTAAAGCATAAGACTGATAATCTTTGAGACTAATTTTATTAACAGATGGTGTATAGTTCAGAGTTCGTTTGATTTGATCACAAACATCTACAGTTTTTGTGTCAAATCTAGAATTGCAGTAAAATGCTCGTTGATTGAACATGTTTTCGTGTGGAACAATATGCAAATTTTCCCAAAAATTTTGTAGTTGTTTAGGAGATGTAACCACAGTGTCCTGTAGACTCAAGGTCCAGGGCCACCAGAATAATTCTTTATTTGTATCAAACATAAAAATAGTTAGTTGGCACACACCCAAAACTGGTGCTCCTTGACAGAATCGAACTGCCAATTGATGATTACAAATCAACCGTTATACCGTTTAACTAAAGGAGCGTTGTGCTTTTAATTATAACTTAGAACAGTGCGTTTTGCAAACTTGATCAGCAGTTTTGTAATCTTGTGCATTTTCTATAAATTGTGTATGACAAGGCAAAAATGCAAAATTTTTATCTGTTATATGCAATCGGTTTTTAAAGAATACAGTTTTTCTTTTGGTTCTTTGAGCGGCTGTATAACAACATGGATATAAAAATCCTTCTGCATCGATGTATATTTCTTTTTCTTTTATACACTCTGGTTGCATATTTTGCCCTTCATGCTGTTTTGTGGTATATTTTTCATCAGGCATATAACCTTGTAAGCTGTCATCTTGCCATCTGTGACTTTTAAGAATCTTAAATTCATCTATACCCAATGTCTTAGACAGTTGTTCTGCTTCCTGTATCTGATCCTGATTGTATTTGAACACAATGTATTGCCAGCAAGTTTGCACATAAGATTGGCTGGTGATTTTGATTGCTTGTTCTACCTGTTTCCAATTGGAATTAATTCTATAAACATGATTGTTGCTAGGCAAGCCGTCGATAGCAAAAGTAATTTTATCTTTTGCACTTAAAAAAGTACACAATTCCTTCCAAAATTTTGGTGTTTTTGCTGAGCCGTTTGTATGTATGTGTAGAGTACTGCCTATGGCTTTTAATGCTTGTACTAGATAAATGAACTTTGGATGGTAGATAGGGTCACCATTATTTCCACACATTGATATGTCTTGGTCGGTAAAGTTGTTGTTTAAAAAAAAGTTTATAATCTCATCAACATCTAAATCATGTATAAGACTTTTTTTAAATGTTTTCTTAAACCAAGTTCTGTCACATCCCGGGCATTCTAAAGTACATCTTGAAGTTGGTTCTATGTGCCATTTTTGTGGAGTGTACATACATTTATGTACCTTATATTTGATCCATAGTTTCAGAAATAGTATTCATAAACTGCTTGTAATCATGATCTGACATAATATAAGGCAAACAATAGCACACACTGCTGATATTTTCACTACCAACTTCCAGCATGTAACCTTTTTCTCGCATTGCTTGTACAAACTTGAATGCTTGTGACATTCTAGTAAATTGTATTGCACCCATGCAACCTATGTGTCTGTGTTCAACTAGTTTTTCATGGCTTAGATGAATATCGAATCTTGAATGATCAAATCCTTTTTTACACAGTTTCAACATCTCTAGACCAACTGCACTACCAATTGGATGTCCGCTGGCAGTAAAACCATGATTAAAAAACTTTATCTGATCACTGACTTTTTTGTTTAACAGTGTAGCAGATAACGGAAAATAACCATTACTGATGCCTTTGCCTAAGACCAAAATATCAGGTTTAAAATTGTAATGATCTTGTGCAAACATTGGTCCAATCTTGCCAAATCCGGTCACTGTTTCATCAAAGATAATGATTGTATTTTTATCTTGTGCTTGTTTCAGCAATTTGAATACTTCTGGAGAGTGTTGGTACACACCTCCGGCTGCTATAATTGGTTCGACAATAATAAACGCTACGTCTAAATTAATTAATTGTTCTAATTCTTCTGCGTTTGCAAATTTGTGTGTGACTAAAGGATCTTGTATATTTCCTGCCCATTTGTTTATTTTGTGATCACTTGCGTTTGCTGATAGTATTGTAGAACCGTGATAACTGTGTTTGCACACAATGCATTGATTGGTGCTTGGATTTATGTGCAGAGCAATTTTTATTGCTGTTTCGACTGCGGCACTGCCCGATGTAGTAAAATATACACGTTCAGTGTCAGTAATTTCGCAAAGTTCTATGGCAAATTGTTCTGTCACTTCATTGTTGGTGTGTAGGTAATTGTTGTAGTAGGGATTGATTAAACTTTGTTCATATGCCGCAGTTTTTAGAGTGTCTTGACTGTACCCCAATGGAGTACACCATAGTCCACTCAATGTATCAACAAGTTTTGTACCGTCTTTTAGTTCAATGGTGTAATCATAAGTTTTGCTTACTAACTGACTGTTGATGTTAAATTTTTGGAAACTGTTTATTTCTCGCATTTAAAGTTAATTATATATGGTTTAAGGCTGTGTGTCAATGGCCGAGTGGCCCACGTAAGAGGTTTTATAACCCCATACGTGTAAGTTCTCTTTGTCTATATTCTAGATCAATAAGATCAACTGATTTAGAAAGATATGATTCTGCCCACTGTCTTCTTCGATCGTAATTACTTGTTAACAGTGAGTCTAATATTTTCTTCAATATTTTCAATTATTTTCCTCCATTTTATTTCATAGTGTGTGTCATGTGTTATGCATTTAGGATTATATCCCAAGCAAGTCATGTTGTTGTACATTCTCCAAGCCTGCCCCCAACTCTTGCTGGTGTAAGTCTCTTCCTTCACCCTACTCTTTTGCTCTTGTTGACTGGTTTGATTGTGCCAGCAAATTTTATTCTGAGTGGATTTAGGATAGAATTTTTGTAATCTTTAGTTTTTGTCATTTTATCTCTTTAGATGCGATAATGTTTTGGGGGTGTTCCTCGTTTTTTAAGTTCGCTGTACGCCCAATACCAGTCAGTCCCATATTCGGTTCTGCAAAAGTGTTCGATACCCTGATCAGGATTATTAAACAACATATTGCTAAACATACGACTAAGTTTCTTAAATTTCTTAAATTTCTTAAATTGTTCGGCCATTGTATTCCTTTCATTAACCAATGTACTTGAATGCTTTTTCCGGATTTTTCATTTGTCCTAATTGCATCATCTTGCTTAGGTTAAAAAAAAGTTTTGCAATGTAGTTTAGTTTTTCTATGTAGTTTAGTTTTTTCATGTGTCTCCTATAGACTGTTGTTACGCTCAGTACTAATTTATACTAGAAGATTAATAAAATACAGTGTTAATAGACTATGACTGTTGTGCAAAAAAAACACAACTATTATTCACATACGAATTATGCGATAATTTTATAGGCTAGCATCTTCCATGCCAGCGACTCTTAATTTTACAATGTTAGTAATATGCCACTGTTTTTGATCCAGTGCTTTAATAATACCCAACCATTTGTTTCTTAGCAGTGCCCATTCATTTACTATGGCTTCGAAGTCACACACTTCGTCTTCGCCTTCTGCATATTTTTCAGCATCACGTGATGTAAGAGCACGTTGATAATTTTCTAAATATTTTTTATAGTGTTTGGTTCTTATTCTTCGATGTTGTATTTCTAAATGTTTCAGTATACCTTCAACTTCTTGCAGTTGTCTAAATCGTGATTCTACAACACCAGGCATTGTTGCTGATTGTTTTTCTATGTTGCCATGAAGTTTTACTTCGTGTGAAGCCACCTCAAGTTCTGTTTCATAGTAAGCAATAGCGTCTGGGATTTTAGATATGTTTTGAGTTATTTGTGAAAACCAGTTCATTAACGTTCATACAGTTCTTCTTCATCATCTTCTTCAAGATCAAGACTATAACGGATTGCTTCATCTAGTTCATCGTCGTGGCCAATCATTTCTTGTATGTCTTCGTCAAGTACGCCATTATCCATGGCAATATCTACAAATCTTGTTGCGACAATGGCTTTGTCTTTTGCAGGTACGTAGGCCTTAATCAAATTCCAAGTATCAACTAGCATCTGCATCTCCATCTTCTTCTACAACAGTTTGTTCAACTGGCTCCTTTATAAGTCCATTACTTACCTCTTGCATGACAATTTCTAAATTATCTTTGCCCCAGGCTTTTCTGTAATCTAATATTTCTTTGCCTTCTATTGTTGTATATTTTAATCTATTTCCCTGCTGTTGAATTAGACCTTTTTTCTCAAACAAGTCCAACAGTCCTGAATATGGGTCCATTCCTGTTTCATACGGAATTTTTAGTTGTACTCCTTCGAACGGCTTTGCAAATCTTGTTTTCATAACTTTACAAGCGGCTCGAATACCCATAACTTCTGAAATTTTATTACCGTCTTCGTCCTCTTTCAGTTTAAGTTTTTTCATAGCGACCACAATACTTGATGCATATACAAATCCTTGTCCACCTGATATTTTATCATCTGGGTTAAACATGTCTTGTGATGCATATGTGTGATTGGTTGCTACCATACCCACGTTCAAAGTACCGAACATGTTAACACAATTTCTTACAAGTGCTGTTAGTGCCTTGGGTTTTCTACCTAGATCACCTTTCATATCACCCTTGTTAAACTGATCTACATCAGTCGGGGTCATCATCATACCAAGCGAGTCTAATACAAATAGTACTTTTGGTCTTTCTGAAGGATCTTTATCACCGTAATCTGTTTTGTATTCTTTAACAAAGTTTGATATTGTCTTTGCAACATCATCTATCATGCTCATGCTCAATCTTAACAGTTTATCTTCTGCTGTATCAACACCAACGGCTTTGAGCCATGCTTCATCTAGTGCATTTTCTGAATCTACTAGAATGACAAATATACCTAGTGCTTGTGCTTCTCTTATAATATTGCCTGAACAAATATAGGATTTACCAGAGCCAGATTCTCCTGCAAATACTGTAACTTTGCCTAGCGGAATGCCTTTGTAAAAATCTCCAGATATCAAATAGTTTAGTGCATGATTGCCAGTAGATATCCAATCAGTAGGATCGTTGAATCCTATACCTAAGCCATCAATAGACTTAGTAATACTCTTTCTAAATTTTGTTACGTCAAATGGTTTAACCATATTTTATACCTCTCTATTATTATATGTTCTATACAAGGGTGTGTCAACGGGGGTATTTCTACCCCCGATTGATTTATTTTTGTTGTCTTGCACGAATCATAGCAAGTATGTCTTCTGCTTTTGAATTACTTGGTGATTCAGGTTGTGGTGCAGGAGTTGCTTCTACTTGAGGTTGTGCTTGAGGTTGCGGAGTTGCCGGAGTTGGTGTAACTGGCAATGCAGTTGTACCACTTCCTGTAGCAGGTGCTCTTAACCCAGCAGGCCTAAAGTATTGTGAATACTTCTCAGCGTCGTAAGGCTCGCCATCTACTGATGCTCTAAACATTTCTTCCATCACTTTAAGTTCAACTTCTGTAGGTTTCTTTGGTAAGAAGTCTCCCATATTGTGTAAACCATGTGCTTCGATGGCTTGATTCTGTTCAGCAGTAAGTGGAGAAGTTTTTCTTGACCACTTAGAAGTTGAATAATCAGCATAACCACCTTTTGTAGTTTTGTTGATTCTAAAGTCAACACCTCTAGTATAGTCAGTTGGAAGATCTTCCATTTCTGGATCCATTAGTGCAGATTTAATAATATTAAAGATCTGTGGACCTATAATAAATCTTCTAATTGGATTGTCTGGTGTTGCATCTTCTTGTAGCGGCGAATTTACTACAAACCCTTGAAACACATATGAACGTTTTTTCCAATATTTTCTACCAAGATCTTCTAATGATTTGTCTTTAAACCACTGTCTAACCTCTGCAAGTATTGGACAAGCATCGCCATACATTTCCATACAAGGCACTTGTACCTGTACAGCACCTGCAGAAGCATCACCTTTTACTGAGTTGAATGGCAATTTAATCATTGCTCTTTCTACCCAGAAAAATGTATTGTTATGATCTTTATCTGGTAAAAATCTTAATACTGCTTCTGAATTTTCTGGAATGTTCCAGTGTGCATATATTGCATTGTCGCCGCCTTCACCTGAAGGTTTTGATGTTTGAGCCTGCAATTTTGCTCTTATTTCTGCTAGTGTTGCCATAATGTAAGCCTCCTTTGTTGCCTAGTGTGTATTATCACTATATCTGTATTATATACAGAAACTTGTATCTATGTCAAGAATTATTTTTAATTGGCAAAGGGATTGGCATATTGTGAGCGTTTAACTTCTTCATCGTCAAGATTTATTTCCATCTCACTTACTCTTGCATCAATCCATGCTTCGAACTGTTCTGATTCGTCTTTGTATTTTCTCTTGTATTGTGTTGCCAGTTTGCCTTTGTCTATTTCTTGCCCTTTGATATTTTTAAATGCCTTAATGTCTTCTGGTGATTTCCTTACTTGATCTGCATATTCGTCATCTATTTTAATCTTTTTCATGTCTTGCAAATATATGTTTGCCAGTTGGATTGCTGTGCCTTTTAATCTTTTCATTTCAGGATTTGGTTTTGAAAACAATTCACCACTCATTGATAGTTGTTGTTCCATGTCAGATGCAAAATTTGCTACAGCATCATCTTCTGAATTTGCGGAAAGAAATCTTGAAGCAATGTCTCTCATGATAGTGCCTAATTTTGTTTCTAAATCTTTTTGTTGTGATCTTAAACTATTTTGTAGTTCGTCTGTGCCTCTGTCTTTTTTAAGAATAAGTCTGCTTTCTGGGTTATTCACAAACTTTTCTACATAAGAAGCATATTTTGATGCAGTAGAAGAACCTGTCATGATATCAGTTCTGTCCATATCACCATCATCTGATGCATCATCTGCTGGTTTTAATTCATTAATTGGTAAAAATCTAAATGCGTCTACAATCGAATCATCAAAAGTTTCTTTTGTGAATAATTTTTTGAGTTCACTTAGATCTTCTTCACTTATGTTAGCATTCTGTATTTTTACTTCTTCGGCAGCTGATTCATATGTTGTAGATTTTTGCAATCTATGTAAAGTTTTTTTTGCTTCTGCTATCTTTTTTTGTGCGGCATCAATATAAGGTTGCGTGTTTTCATCTAACAGTCCTTTTGATACTGCATACTTGGTGAAGTTTCTTAACTGTGCAATTTCATGCACTTTTGTGATTATGGATTCGCCTATTGCATCATATGGATTGCCACCTTTTGCCACATGCATCTGCATGGCTCTAGCACCTTGTAGATAGTTGTACGGAAAACGGAATCTTTCACCTACTGCATTTTCAATGAATATAACATCAATATTCCTCGATCTTGCACCAGGCACTGTTTCGTCTACTTGTTTAGAGTGACGTATGATCATTTTAGTCTTGTCTAGTTTGTTGTAAGATGTTTTAGATGTTCCGTGCATGTTGTTTTCCTGTACTGTATTTACTTGAGACATGAATTCAAAGTCACCTTGTTCCAAGTCTAATTTTTCCACATCCTGTGGCTTAAATCCTAAGTTGTGTGTTACTGCAAATTCTCTCATGGTCTTTGCAAATTTATACCAGTTTTGTTCTTGCTCTTCTTCTAGTGAGTTGGTTAAATCTTTGTTGTAAACAAGTCTTAAAGTTTCTTCGTCTAGTGCAATACTGACTGCATTGTTGTTCCAAGAAAACTTAAAAAATCTGGCACTTTGTGGGTCGATTGTGGTTTGTGCTGTTTCGTCACCCAACGTTAGTTCGCTGTAACGACTCTTTAATTCGTCAAATAAGTCCTGTGCTACTGCGTTGAGATCCATGATTAATTATTATTCTCCTTGTAATTTGCTTATATTTATGACATTATAATAGGCATAGGCATTATTAGTTCTTCTGCGGAATCACGCAATCTTTCGAATAAT